TTTCGTCGGCGCTCTGCCCGGGTTGCGCGTGAATATGGATGGTCACGCTGCCGATCGACGGGCGCGCGGGCGCGGCCGCCGTCGACCCTGCAGGAGCGGATCCAATGCGAGGGCCGGTATCAAAGGCCAGCGCCGGCGCGCCGGCCGAACCGACCGCAAGCGCCGCCGTCATTCCGGCGCCGACGCGCGACACGGCGTTCACGGCGTCGCCGGCGGATCGGGTCAGGCCCTGGGCCAGGCCGGCCACCGTATCGTCGCCCAGACCAGCGAAAACCCGGGACGGCGAATGGATGCCGAGCCTCGACTTGAAGGCGGTGATCAGTTTTCCGCCAGCGCCCATGACAGCGCGGATCAGGTTGGGGATACCGCCGAGCAGGCCGTTGATCAGACCCATGATCAGCTGGCCACCGAACTCGCGGAATCTGGGCGCCAGCGCCTGCAGGGCGGGCCAGACGCGCTGGAATGCCTGGATCAGAATGCCGACGGGGCTGAAGTTCATGAAGAGGCCGATCAGGCCGCGCACCGCGGCGCCGCCGATCTCCTTGATCCGCGACCAGATCCCGGCCCACCAGGTGCTGATGGCGCCCCAGTTTCGGTAGATCAGGAAGGCTGCGGTCGCGAGCGCGACGATGCCCACAACAACCCAGGTGATCGGGTTGGCCAGCAGGGCGGCGGTGAAGGCCCAGGTCGAGGCGATGGCGCCGCCCAGGCCGGCCAGCAGGGGCGCGAAGAAGGCGCCCGCGCCGGCGAGGGCGAACTGCAGCAGGGCGAAAGGCCCAAGCACCGCGGCGACGGCCAGCGCCAGCCCGCCGAAGACCAGCAGGCCGGCGGCGACGATGGCGACCAGGGCGCCGACCACCTGGATCACCCGGGGGTGGGCCTGGGCGAACCTGGTCAGGCGCTCGGAGGTTGCGGCGACGCGCAATGCAACCTCACGAATGACCGGCAGGAACGACGAACCGGCGGCGATCGCGGCGCCCTTCAGGCCCTGCGTCGCCTGATCCATGGCGCCCTTGGCGCCCGACATGCGGTTCGCGAACTCGGTCGCCATCGAACCGGCGGTCTTCTGGTTATCGGCGACGGCCTTCAGGTTGCCCTTCAGGACGTCCAGCTGCGAAAGCATGGGGGCGATCGCCGCCACGGATTCCGATCCGAACAGCTGGGTCAGGATCGAGGCCTGACGATCAGGCGAGAGCTTCTTCACGCGTTCGAGGACGTCGATGATGGTTCCGCCGGCATCGGCCTGCATGGCCTTGGCGACGGCTTCAGCCTCGAGGCCCAGGGCGGCATAGGCCTTCTGCTGCGACTTGGTGGCGGCCTCGCCCTTGGTCAGGGCGAGCATGGTGTTCTTGATGCCGGTGGCGGCGATCTCTTCGGCCACGCCCATGCCGACGATGGTCGAGCCCAGGGCGGCCACTTCAGAGGCGGCCGCGCCGGCGACGCCGGCGAGAGGGCCGACTCGAGTCACGACGTCAGAGATTGCCAGGGCAGTCGCGTTGCCGTTGTCGCCCAGATAGTTGACCTGATCAGCGAAGGCGCGGACCGCATCCTGCGTCATGCCGAAGGCGGTGCGCCAAGTCGCCATCTTCTGTCCGGCGTCTTCAGCGGTCGTTCCGAAGGCGACGCCCATCTGGCCCGCGTCCTGGGCAAAGCCCTTGAGCTCGTGACGCGCGACCTTGGCCTGGCCAGCGGCGGCGATGATCTGGGCTATGCCTTCCGCCGGCAGGCCGAGATCCTTCGACAGCTGCAGGACGTCGCGGTTCATCTGCTCGAACTGCTGGGGCGTTTCGAAGTCGACGACCTTCTTCACGTCCAGCATGGCGTCCTGGAAGGTGATCGCGGCGCCGGATGCTGCGACCAGGGGCGCGGCAGCGGCCATGCCCGCGCCGATCGCAGAGGCGCCTGCGCCGGCGGCCGTGCCGGCGAACTGCTGGGTTCGGTCATAGGTGTCGCGGGACGCCTTCATCCGGTTCTGCCGGTCTTCCAGGGCTTTCAGCCGGGAACGCTGCTGCTCCAGGGCGTCGTTGGCGTGGCGCGTGTCTCGCGCCAGCTTGGCTTCGGCACCGCTGAGGTTCTTGGTCGACAGGCCCGCGCGATCCAGTCGCCCGCGGATCTCCTGCAGGGTGCGGGAATGCCCTTCCTCAGACGCCTTCAGGGAGCGGACACGATCGCGCGCCTGTTCAAAGGCGCGGGTGAGGGCCTTGGTCGGCTTCTCGGCCGCGCTGTGGGCCTGGGCCAGTCGGGCGGCCTCGGCCCGCGCCGCTTTCAAGGAGTCGCGCGTCTGGCCCAGCTTGTCGGTCATCTGACGATAGGCGGCGATGTCCCTGGTGGCGCGCTGCAGTTCGCTGACGCGCTCGCGGGCGGCGCGCAGAGCCTTCGACGTGGCGTCAGTGTCGGTGCGGACGCCCTTCAGGAAGCGCACGGCGTTGCCGGCGGCGTCCATGATCAGCTGGAGGCGGAGGTTGCGGGCCATGTGGGGGGCTCAACGGCTCTTGTCCGGCGCCGCGTTCATGCGGTGCCAGAGTTCGACGGCGCGGTCGCGCCAGCCGAGGATTTCAGTGAAGGACATGTCGGCCATCGCCGCCGGCGGCCAGTGGAAGACGGCGGCGATGTCGGCCATGGCGTCGTCTATGCTTCGAGGCCAGCTTCCGCCTTCTGGCGCTTCTGCAGCAAAAAATTGGCGATCTCTCCGGCGATCGCCGTGCAGTCCTCGGCCTCCATCCCCAGGAACTCCTGGGCGGTGATGACGGGCGAGGAGATCCGGCGGACCACCTTGGACGCGGCGACAAGGTCGAGGTTCAGCAGATCAACCACCTTGGCCCCGGTCAGGGCGCCGCCGAGCGGCTTGCGCAGGGTGATGCTGGTGATGACCTGGTCGCCGCGCTTCAGCGGCGTGTCGAGCTCCACGACGGCCGTGGCGCGTTCTTTCTTTTCAGTGACTTCTTCGTCGGTGTTCATCGCGTTTCCCCGGTGAGGCAGATAGGCGGCGTCCGGTTGACGCCATGGAAAGGAGGGGGTGATGGAGGCGCCCGTCGATCCGCCGGCAGAGGCCCCATGCATTGGCGATCAGGTCGCTCGAGCAGGTCCGGCCGGATGGTCGACGGGCGCGCCGTCATCTTCAGGCGAAGCCCAGGATGCGGCGTTCTTCAGCCAGGCGGTCGACGCCATCGACGATGAAGACCTTGTTCAGGACGTCGATCTCGAACTCGACCTGACCGTTCCGCGTCTGCAGGTAGTAGACGCAGGCAGTCTTGTAGGTGACCTCGGTGTCGCCGCCGACTTCGTCGCCGCCGGCGTCGATGGCGTACGTACGGCCACGGACCACGATCTCGACATGGTCATAGGCGCCGGTGGCGGCGTTCTGATAGGCGCCGGTGAAGCGCAGCTGAGAGGCGTCGACCTGATGCTCGGCGAAGGTCCGGTTCAAGCCCGGGATCTCGCCGCCGTAGGTGTGCTCGACCTCGAGGGCCTGCAGGCCGTTGAAGATCTTGACCGGGGCGATCATGCCCGAGCCGCGCCAGTCTTCACCCTCCATCTCAAGAGGCGGGCGGGTGAAGGTCTTGCTCTCGCCGATGTAGGCTTCGCCGTTGCCGTGGACCACCATGTCCTTGAGCTTGCGGGGCAGGTTCATCGAAAGGGTTTCCTAGAAACGTGAAGGGTTTACGGGTTGATCTTGGCGCGGCCACTCAGGCGCGGGATCAGGCGGCCATCTGGTTGAAGTCGGCGTAGAACTCGTCGGTGATCAGGCTTTCGATGCCGAGATCCTCGAGCGGCGCGCAGGGCGTGAAGCGATAGCCGATGCGCAGCTTGCCGCCGGCCAGCTGGTCGGGCGTGTTGGCGTCCGTCAGGTAGGCTTCAGCGCCGATGATCAGGCCGGCTGCCTTCAGGCGGCGGAACAGGGCGTTGATGCTGGCGACGATGTCGCGGGCCAGCGCCGGCGTCAGCGGCCGATCAATGTAGGGGAAGACGCCGTCCGCGATCGTGTCGCGCAGCACCTGGTTCGTGCGGACCGCGCTTTCGAAGGCGAAGCGCGGATCCGAGGAACAACCGCGGTTGCCCCAGAAGCGGAAGCCGTCACGACGGACCAGGCAGGTGATGTCGGCGCCGTTCAGGAGGCCAGCTTCAGTGTCCTCGCTCTGCAGGTCCCAGCTGACCGCCGGGCTGATGCCGACGACGCCGGCGACCGGCAGGTTCGAGATGGTCTTGTGAAAACCGATCTCCTGATCCGTGCGGGCGCGCAGACCCACGGCCCGGGCGGAGGCGTAGGACGGTTCAACCTCGGCCGTGAAAGGGTTTGCAGCCAGGAAGTCGCCGAACTGCAGGAAGAGCTCACGCTGCGCGAAGTTGCCGCGGAAGGCGGCGGCGGCCGCGACCATGCGGACGGGGCCGGCGTCGAAATAGGCGATGGCGTTGAGCTTGTCGGCGAGGATGCCCAGGGCCGTGCCGACGGTCAGAGCCGAGAAGCCCGGAACCGCCAGGATGCGGGGGCGAACACCGGTGGCGCTCTCGGCGTCGAGCAAGGCCTGCATGCCGGTGCGCGCGCCGGCCACGCCGCCGCCGATCAGGTTTTCATTCTGGTTGGTCGCGATGTCTTCCGGGTTGCCGCCTTCGCCTTCGGCAACGCGAACCACGACGCCGATCGCTCGCGCCTGGTCACCGATCGCCTTCAGGGCCTTGGCGGCGGTGCCGCCGTCGCCGGCGGCCTGAATCGCGGCCTCGATGTCGGTGACCAGGACCGGAGTGTTGAGGGGGAAGAAGTCCTCGTTGGCGGCCGGGGCGGTGACGACCATGCCCCAGATGGAGGTGGCGGCGACAGCCAGCAGCAGGGGGCCGGCGGCGACTTCGATAATCTTGACGCCGTGGCGGCGAGGCGTGAGGGCCATGATCAGGATCCTTGGGCTGGGGTCAGGGGCGGACGCCTGCCGACCGCAGCGAACTGAAGGGCAGGGCGACGGAAAGGGCGCGGGGGCGGGGCAAGTCTGTGCGGACCAGGTCCAGCTGCAGGACGGCCGAGGGGCCGTCAGTGACCAGAGCGACGGACTTCAGACGCGAGCGACGGTGATGGCGCATCAGCGCCAGGGCCGTGGCGCCATAGAGCTTGAGGCGCGTCGCCGCGTTCATCGGCTGATCCACCAGCTCGGGCAGCCAGGACCCATAGTCGCGACGCATGACGCGCGAGCCGATCGGCGTGGTCAGGACGTCGGCCACGGAACGGCGCACGTATTCGTCGCTCGACGGAGAAACAGAGCGCCCGGTCGCGGGGGAAAGACCGGTCATCGCGGCCCCCCGCTGAAGCCGGTTCCGGTGCTGACTCCGCTGTGGGTGTGGGACTTGGCGCTCTTGCCGGCGAAGACGACGTCCTCTTCACCTTCGACGACGCCGCTGGCCTTCAGGCCGCCCTGGATGACGACGTCGCCCTCGATGGCGACATCAGCCTTGATCGAGAGACCTTCAGGAGCCACGAGCTCGGCCGCGCCGGTCAGCTGCAGCTGCAGCTTCTGCCCCTCGGGATCGTAGGTGATGATCGCGCCATCCTTGAAGCGGATGCCGACGCTGGCGCCCAGGAAGAGCGGGGCCATCTGCGAGGAAGGCAGGCTGCCGCTGATAAAGGCGCGTTCGATATCGCCTTCGGGACAGATGACGGTGACGGGTTGGCCCTTGGTCGGGGCGATCCAGATAGTCGTGTCGCCGACAGGCATGTGCCAGTCGATTGGCGGGGTAAGGATGTCGCCAAGACGAACGACGGCCTTTCCCGCGTCCAGATCGATGCTATCGACCACGCCTTCGCGCACCAGATCGGCGAGGGCGCGATCGGTCGAGGCGGCTGCAGGGCGGTCGGGGCGGTTCATGCGCGGACGATGGCGCAGCGCCTTTTCGCTTTCCCGCGCGGCCTGTTGTCAGGTCCGCCCCGCACAACATGCGGGGCGCAAGCTCAAAATCCGGTGGCGGTGATTTCCTCGGGCAAGACGGGCCAGTCGATCTGGTGCGGGAAACTGTCCTGTTCGGGCACGTCCCGCAGGGCCTGAACGTGTTCCTGGACGAGGCGGTAGTCTTCGGGCGTCAGCGTGGTGGCGATCTGCAACGCCAGTTCGTCGCGGTGACGCTCGACCAACCAGCGAACCTGGGCGATCTCAGCATCTCGGCGGTTACGGGCAAGGGACGCAAGCGTCTCCGT